TTGATTACCGGTTCACGTTACCAGGTCTGCAAATCCTCGCTGGAAAACCTCCGGGCACGTCTGGGCGAAGGTTTTACCGTTGATGAACTGATCCTGACTGCTGACTATCTCAATGCCAAGTGGTCGGGCGACCTGGAGATGGCCGAATATCTGCGTCCGGCAACCATGTTCCAGCCGTCCAAATTCCCCGGCTATTTTTCAGGGGCACAGAAGTGGCTGGAGGCTGGCAGGCCGACGAGAGTAAACGGCAGGTGGGTCAGCGCAACGGGTGAACCCCTCGGAGAGGGCAACGCCGAACGTGATGCTGCGTACAGGCGTTTTATCGGCAGCGGCAAACCGCTTAAGAACCCGAGCCAGCTGGAACAAACCGTTAAGGCCGAGGCCAGTAAAGCCGGGGTGAGGTCGATGAACACCAGCTTTGCAGTAAGCCGCTGGAACAGCATCTGGAAAGAGAGCGCGGCACGCCAGCAGGGGGAGAAAGCAGCATGAATATTCGTGAGATGGCGATCGAGTACGTTCGCAATAATCCCGGCTGTACGTCAACGCAGATCGCCAACGGTGCTGGCATACCGAAACGTATGATCCAGCCGCTGATGACCGAGCTGTACACACAGGAAGTGGTTTTCCGCTATGCGCTGAACTCTCATCCCTTTTTCTACCGGATTCCGGATGAGAGCGAAAAACGCAGGTTGAGCGATGCTTACGAGGCGCACAGTGAAAAGGCCGTGGAGCTCGAAAAGAGAGAGTTCTGGAACCGCGCCGCCCGTGAATGGCTGCTGGCGTTCGACGCAACCAGAGATGCCGGGGCGCGTGAAAGAGCCGCCCGGCGCAGAGAGTACTGCTGCAACCACGGCAGAAAAGGGATCGCATCATCTGTCATCAACGTTTTTTCTGTACCCGTTATCGATCTGTGGGAGGACTGATGACAAACGCCTATTGCTAATCACTGGCAAAGTTGCGCGCAGCGCCCACGCATTACCTGAAAGATGTTGGCGATCAGTGGCGCTCTCCGGATCTGCTGTTCTGGGGCATTAACGCGGTGTTTGGTCCGCTGGTTCTGGATTTATTCGCTGACGACAGCAATGCGAAGTGCCCCGCCTGGTATACGGCAGAGGATAACGCGCTGACGCAGGACTGGTCAGAATGCCTGACTGAACTCGAGGGGGCTGCGTTTGCTAACCCGCCCTACAGCCGCTCCCGGTATGTTGATAAACAGGCGATAACCGGGATGACGCATATCATTAGTCACACGTTAGCCATGCGAGAGAGAGGCGGTCGCTATGTCTTCCTGATCAAAGCGGCAACCAGTGAAACCTGGTGGCCGGAAGAGGCCGATCATATCGCGTTTATCCGTGGGCGGATTGGATTCGACCTTCCGGCATGGTTCGTGCCTGCTGATGCCAGACAGCAGCCCACTGGTGCATTTTTCGCGGGTGCCGTTGTGGTTTTCGATAAGACATGGCGTGGTGAGCGCTTCAGCTATATCCAGCGTTCCGATCTGGAGGCGAAGGGAAGGGCGTTTATGGCGCTGGCGCAGTTTGCAGCCGGCAAGCAACCTCAGCAATCAGTGGATAATGCCAGGAAGTCTGTACCAGTTGAAACAGAAATCCCGTTACAGCAGTCTGTGATTCTTGAGCAGAGCGGCATCAAGGCTTGGGCTTGTGTAGTGGCTGCTTTTGGCGATAAAGCCGAATACACCTTTGCCGAATCGAAGTACGGTCATACCTGGGCTGCTGATTCGGTAGAAAAACCGGAGATCACCCCTGTTCATCATGATGTCATCGCTAAGGCACAGTCCCTGATCGCTCACCAGACAGCGCTTACCGTACTGGCAGAGTGGCTTAAAAAAGAAGAATTTGCATCTGATGCTGCGCGCGCCGAGACCGTAGGACGCATGAGTGCTGTTTTCAAAGAGCTTGCTGATGAATGCGGGCTGAAGGTGATGGACTTTATCGCTACTGTCAACACCCTGGATAAATCAAGTTGGTTCAATAGTAGGATGATCCGCACACATATTCGTAAATGCCTGGCACCTGCCGCTGAGCGGAAGCCAGAATCACGGATCTGGCCATTGTAAGTGGGCCTGGTGTTTAGTCAGGTGGAAGGTGCTTCGGATCTGAATGTGTCACAGCAAAACAAGCTGAAAGCCAACATTAACCAACTGTGGCTGGAGCGCATGCCAACGAGTGAAATCATCACGGTAGCAGGTGGACTGGTCAGCAGCATGCGGGAGGTGGCATGAGAGCGCTACTAACCCCGGAAATCGCACCGCGCCTCGGCGTGGTGTTATTCAGGCCCGGCCCGGATGTGATGAATCTGTTCCGCCAGGGGCGGGTACTGATCGAAAATGTCCCTGAACATATGCAGTCCCTGCCGTCCGGTCACGTACCGGCGGCATTGCAACCGCTGGCTGACGATCAGGCGCTTCATCCGTTTCTCACTGATGAACGGGTGATATCTGAGGCTGGTAGTATCAACGGGCTGGAATACTGGCTTATACGCCAGGATGGCGGCTGTCAGTGGGCGCATGGAGATTATCACCACCCCGAGCTGGTTACGCTTCGCCATGCTCCTGGCGCTGTGCGCCTGTGCTGGAGCTGTGACAACAGGCTAAGAGAGCAGTCAACCGATACGCTGGAAGCGTTAGCCGCCAGTAATGTGTTCCAGTGGGTAATTCACCAGGCGCGGCAGTCGCTGGGATTTGACGAAAGCCACGTGCTGACTTTGCCGGAGCTTTGCTGGTGGGCTATTCGCTGTGATGTTGTGGCGGCGTTGCCGGAAGGGATGGCGCGTAAAGCCCTGCGTATGCCGGATGAGGTGATTCAGTCAGTAACCCGCGAAAGTGACATTGTACCCGCAGTACAGGCCACAGGCATCGTGTTGGCGAAAGCACAATCAGTTGATACCGCATTCGGGGATCACGAAAGCCAGCCTGTCCTGAAGCTTGCGGTCGACCCCGAAAGCCCGGAATCATTTATGTTGAGACCGAAGCGCCGCCGCTGGGAAAATCAGGCCTATACGCGCTGGGTGAAAACGCAACCGTGCGCCGCCTGCTGCCGCCCTGCAGACGATCCGCACCATGTTATCGGTCATGGTATGGGTGGAACCGGCACCAAATCCCACGATCTGTTTGTTATTCCCCTCTGCCGGAGTTGTCACAACGCGCTGCACGCTGACGTGGCCGCTTTCGAGCAAAAAAACGGTACGCAGCTGGAGCTGCTGTTTCGGTTCCTCGACCGGGTACTGGCGATCGGTGTTATTGCCACGGCAACGAAAAATAGCGGAGACAAGAATGCGTGATATTCAGCTGATACTGGAGCGCTGGGGCAACTGGTCAAAACACCGGATTGAAAATGATGTAGGCTATTCTGCCATTGCTGCCGGGTTTAAGGGGCTGCTACCTGAAAACTCTGCGGGTATAAGTTGCACCGAAATCGATGCGCTGATTATTGATGGTTGCGTGGGCAGACTAAAGCAAAAACGCCCGGATGAGTATGCTTTGCTGGTGGATCACTATATCAAGGATATCTCAAAACGCGCGCTGGGGCGCAAGTTGAAGCTGTCGGAGGGCATGATCCGCATAAAGTTTCAGACGGCGGAAGGGTTTATTGAGGGTTGCCTGGCGATGCTGGATGTCAGGCTTGAGATGGAGTAACGTTGCCGAATCTAATGAGGGCCACTGTTGTAATCAAGGCAAAAGCAGGCCGAAAAAAGCGAAAGTGATAAGACACGCCGTCGCTGCAAGCCACAGGAAAGAAAAGAACCTCATCCATGTATGTATTTGGATTTGATTATCATCAAAGAAATAATATGCCGGATCATTGCGGTCCATAAAAAAAACTTTCTTTCTCTGGCTTAATTTTATAAAGAATCGAATCACCGGAAAGGCACCAAAGAAACCGACCATATGATAGAAAGAATATGGGGCAGGGAATGTGTATTTTTTCGTATAGGATGAGACTAACTTATAATAATCTTGTCTTTTTACTGCATAGATTAAAAATGAGATGAATATCAGGCCACTGGCAGCCAGTCCAAAAAATAATGCAGCATGAGCTAATATTTTGTTAGTTATCATAATATTCTGTTACTTTGTTGATTATTGCTTCTGCGCCTGTGCTTCCCATATATCCACCAAAAACTGACCCCACAGCGATGCGGGTAGTTTTGCTAAATTGATATTTTTTTTGCTTACCGGACCATAGATAAGATAACGGCAGCTAAAGCAGAAATCAGATAAAGCACCGTTCCAGTCATCCACATGGCTGACAAATATTTCATCCACGGTTGAATTTTTAAATCATTTTCCTCAAAAAAATTATAAGCCGGGTCATCCTGCTTGAGTAAGAAAATCTTCTTTTTCTTACTCAATTTGATAAAAAATCTGCTAACGGGGAAAACACCAAAAAAACCAACCATATGGTTAAATGAGCTTGGAGCAGGGAATGTATATTTTTCCTTGAAAAGCGAGACTAAATTTTCATAACTACTTTTATTAGCCAGGTAGAGAAAAAATGATACAAAAATAAGCGCGCTGGCGAATAGCCCAAAGAATAATCCTGCTTTGGCTAGTATATGTTCAATCACCGGTTGACTCCAAAAATATGTTGACCAGTTTCTCGCCAGCCACACTACCAGCGTAACCTCCGGCGATAGATCCGACTGCTGCGCATGCACTTTCCTGCCCGACAGTACTGGTATGAGCTACTTCATCAAGTCATAACGATAGATAAGGTGCCTATAATTGAATTTTTTCTTTAGCATTTAATAAAATAGCAAGAATGATCAAAAATGAATAACAGAAAAAACTAGTGATAAAGAGATAATAGAATGGGCTTATCCATTTAACTAAGCTGGAATTTTTATTAATAAAAAAAGATAGGAATCACTATTTTTATTAAGAAAAAAAACCTTCCTTTGATGCTTTAATCCGCGAAAAAAATAAGCTATAAGGGGGGCGCCAAAAAAACCAATCTGTGAGTTAAAGGAGTAAGGGGCTGGAAGGTGATGCTCTTTCTGAAACAGGCTCAATAACTCATGGTATTTTGCTCGATTTAACCCGTACATAATGACAGATGCAATAAAGCAAATGCTTGCAAGAGAAATAATGAATATTGCAAAGTACTTTAATGTCATTTTAAATGCCCCAGTAGTTATATAGCGTTTCCATACCCCAGTCAGCGGCCTGACTGCCAGCATAACCAGCGGCAATAGAACCTACTGCAGCACAGGCCAAGCCTCCTACGCCTGCTGTTGCTATACCTACAGCAGCGCATACCCCAATACCTCCAACAGAACCTATCGCACCCGCACCCATACCAATCGCTGTTGTTGCCCCGAACTTTCCGTATTCCCTGAAAGCAACTTTGCCGCATTCACCTTCACGCCCTTTGGTGCAGGCATCCGCCACGTCATTAGTCGTTCCGGCAAAAGCGAACCCAATGCCAATATACCCCCCGTACTTGAGGAAGCGCGCGGCTTTTGCGGCGTTGCCGACATAGGTGGAATAGCCCGGTATGCCAGTGACGCCGGCCGTTGACCATTCATGCACAATAGAACGACTGGAGAGATTTAGCGCCCTGCGCATATCTTCGTAGGGCCTGAATTTCACTGAGTGGCGGGCAAGGGATTTGACCAGTGGCTTGTTGACCAGCTCTTTTAACTGATGCAGTAGCTGATTGCGCTCAACATAAAACTGTTGACCGATGAGCGTACCCTGCGTGCGGTACTGGTTCTGATAGCTGGCTTCGATTTTCTTCAGGGTCTGCTCAATGGCAGAAAAATACTTTTCTCCCACGTCTCCCGCAGTGCCAAATATTTTATCACCGGCGCTGGTCAGTCCGGCAATCATGCCGTAGTGCTTTTGAAGAAAGCCGGCATCCTCTGCGCTGACGCCGATAAGGGCGTTATTGGTATTTTGTTTTGCCTGCCTGAGTTTGTGCAGCATCTGCGTAGTGACAGGTGCGGTCGTATCCGGATCTGCAACAATCAATATCTGACCGGGCTTTAGCCACAGTGTATCAGCATTGAGTTTCATAAAAAGGCTGGCCGCAGGGGAGCGGGTATCCCTGAACAGCTCCCGCGCCTGGAAATCCAGGTTTCCCGGACGTTCGACAATACAGTAACCTGGGGCAATCTGACGTGCCATGCATCCGTTCTCCGTTGAGTTTGAGCATGGCGTCAGCTGGCCATAATACTCAGTTATTCAAGGCAATCGCGCTGCAATAGTAAATAATTCTGCTGCGTTACGCAAAAAGTATTGTAACGTGTTAAGGGTGGTGACAACGACAACAGCTTACCATCGTAAAAATTCACAGCTCTGGCCTCTGCCGGGGCTTTTTTTATTCTGAAGGCGATAAATGAGTTGCTGTTAAATTGAACACGAGTTATCTGTGTGATATCAGACACGGAACGTATAAAAGACATGTCAAAACAGCAGGATATGACATATGCCGCGAATATTCTTTATTGCTGCCTCAGCAACACACACTGGAAGTCGGTTGAATATCTGGCAAACCTTATGCGTATAAGCGTGGGGCGCTGCCAGCTGATGTTGACCCAGCTTGTTATGGCATGGATGGCGGTTGAAGATACTAACGGGGAAATGTACAAACGCTGCCTGTAACGGGCAATTCTTAGCTGTGAAATGGGCGGCTGGTGGGTGTTAGTAGCATCCACCAGCCATTTGCCCGTTGTAAGAGTCACGGGCGAACCAGGGCCCACCGCTTTAGCGCTAAAGCAAAGTGAGCCTATCAAAAAAGGCCCAGACGATCCATGAAAAATACTGGTTATCTATCCAGTTGTGAGTTGGTTAAGGCGGAGGCATGCCGCTAAACTGCTTTGTGTAACTCGTTACGCGTAGCAGAGGCAATGAATCCGCTCCGGCTCTTGTACTCTGGTTTGTTTCTGACAACATCGTCAATTTGGTGTAATAACCGGTGCGGCAGCGTGATGTTAATCCTCTCTGCCCGTCCATCAAACTTATCCATGTTTACCCATACCAGCGCCCACTGGCCAGCTGTGTATTGCGCCGCGTCTTTTGTGATGTGGTCCTGCATAGTTTTAGGTACAGGAATTTCCATATCACTTTCGGTCAGCGCTTCAAAGTGCGCATCAATGGCGCTTTGTGCGTCAGCATAGGCATCATCAATGGAGTCTCCGGCAAAAATACAGCCATCTACATCGGGAAACCACCCGCTGGCCGTACCGTCTTTGTCGATCTCAATAAATGCTGGGTAATGCATATTTATCTCCCCGTGGAGTTCGTCGTAAAGGAGCGCCCCGGAGACGCTTCCTGGTTACTTGATCCCGGCCTTCTTCAATATCTGCCTGAGAGTTCCAGGTTTAATATCCTTGCTGGGATGGGGGTACTGTGACTAAGTCAGTAAAATCTGGATTTTTGAACGTATGGTGACTTCCTTTTACCCTTACCAACGTCCATCCATTTTCTTCTAACCGCTCTATCAGTTTCGAACTCTTCAAGCATCCTCCGTCTCGCTAACTGATAAGGTAATTATACACACTACACACATCATAATGCAATAAAATGATGTGTGTAGTGTGTATTTATCACAAGCCCGCTCAGGTGGGTTTTTTGTTTCTTTAACTCACACACCACGGCTGGCCGGAGGTGAGAGATATGCGTATGCCTAACAATCCTAACTCCTGGCCAGACCTGTATGACGTGATGCATAGCTGGTGGCGTGGAGAAACGCCGATCGGCGCAGTACTGATGGCCTGTGGTATGGCGGTAATACGCATTGCCTACACGGGCGGCGGCTGGAAAAAGATGATCCTGGAAGGGCTGCTGTGTGGTGCGTTAACGCTCACCTTTGCTTCAGCCCTTGAATACCTCGACCTTCCAAAATCGATATCTATCGCTATTGGCGGTGGTATCGGATTTATCGGCGTGGACGCGTTTCGCGCTTTCGCGCTTCGCTTTATCTGCAATCGTTTCGGAGTTAATGATGACAACCAGCGGCAGTAGAGGCATTCGCAACAACAATCCCGGTAATATCCGCTGGGGCGACGACTGGAAAGGGTTGGTGCCAGAATCTCTACGTACTGATAAGTCATTCTGTCAGTTCAAATCCGCAGAGTATGGCATCAGGGCGATGATTATTATTCTGCGCAACTACCAGCGTAAACACGGTCTGAGCACTATGAAGGAAATCATCAATAGGTGGGCTCCAGATGTTGAGAACGATACCCAGGCATATATCGACAGCGTTGCAAAATCTACCGGTGTGCCAGCTGATAAACGGATTGATACCACTGACAGCCGATTTATGACCCGGCTACTGCAGGCGATCATTAACCATGAAAACGGCAGTCAGCCCTATGAGTTTGCGGTATTCATGAAAGCTGTTGATTTGGCCGAGGCCTGAAATGATATGGTTAATAGCTAACTGGCGCGTACTGCTGTCGATGGCGCTAATACTGCTGTCGGCACTAATGGCAACGCTGGCCAGTCACTGTCACAGCAAGTACTCCCACATCAAAGAAGAAGCGGACAGCGCAGCGGCTATAACACGCAGCGCTACAGCAGCAATAAATCTGATGTACGACATATCAAAAGCTACGCACACAGAGCGCCAGGCTTTACAGCAAACAGGTGATAAGCATGTTGTCTACATACGCGAGAAAGTTAAAGCTGACAGCTGCGCTACCCGTGCTGTTCCTGCTGTTGCTGCTGACCGTCTCCGGCTGTACGCGGATAGTCTACGTCCAAGTGCCGAAGCCAAAGATAAACGCTGACCTAACTGCACCTACGGTAATACCACCGATACCAGGACAGATGCGATGGCAAGACAGCCTTGAGCTGAACATTAATCTAATGACGGCAATCGGTCAGTGCAACATCGATAAAGCGGCCATTAGAAACATGGAGGAATTAATAAAATGATCAAGACTTGCTGAACAGTGGGTTGTTATAATTTACTTTTTCTAACTTGGAGAAAATAATGGCAGAACTTATAAAGACCCTTCTGGTTGGAAAAACTCACCGATTTGAGCTTTACGGAGATTCAGATAAATCTTCCAAAGTGACTCACGTTGTATGGACCAATCTCTTAAACCCAACAGGAGAACGTGGAAAAGGGATGTGGATAGACAAAGGTGCCGTCGATATAAGCCGTTTAGTGCAGGTAAGCAACAACCCATCTGCAAGGTTGATGGGTGAAAAGGATAACGATGTATTCCATGTCAGTGAGGTTTGTATAGCTTTGGCAAAAAAATAACGAACACGCCTGAAAGTGGCCTTTTTGGTGTCAGCCTTAGACCACCTCCTCTGGAGGCGGTATCTTTCTGCTTTTTAAGGCCCGTTACTGACCTTTACGTATGAAACTAACGGTTTGAAGGGTGGATACTTGCCAGAAGAGTATCTCTTAAAGCATCGTAGGTTAGTCCGCGCTGGTGGTGGAAGTTACTACGCTGTGGCAGGAATACTTCAAGCATTCTTTCGGATATGTTGAAAGTGGGGCGGTGGGAGTTCTTAGTCAGATCCTGAGTGTTAAACCGCCCCCATTTTTGAAAAAATCCTAGCAATACTCATTAAATTACTTTCGTTGTTACCATCGAAACCGGGGAACACGAGGTCATGTTCGACAGAGAAAGTTGGAATATCTTCTGCCAGTCTTATTTGGTCTTGTGGTGACAGATGGTCATAAGTGAACTTGAGAAGCCCATACATATCTAGTACATCACAAACATGTTTAACATCTTCAGGAGCATCTTCGTCTGTAGACAGGGACTGATACTCCCAGCCAATTGACCATAAGTTATCAGATTCTATAGCAGCACTAATGAAGTCTGGGTCGTAACTATTTTCTATGTTTAGGGCTTTATGAATATCGCACAGTAGCAATATTTGTAGCTTTTCTGCTTGTGTATAGCTCATTAGAGCTCCTCTTTTTTGCATGAAAGATTTAGCATAATTAAACTATTTCAGATGGAAGTAAATATCCAATTCTTCCCAAAATAATGAGACTCATCATGGAAGTTCTTTTATTGAATTCCTTACAAGAAAGTTCGAGATTTAATCTCAAGCATTAGCATTGCTCTCATTTGCAAAAGGTACTCCTGGCGACTTCAAACACCGAGAGGGCGATAACACGCGGAAAACGGCCAGTTTTAGCATTTTCATCGACCATCACATCTACCAGCCCTGAGGATCACCCATGCCAGGCCTGAACGACCTTAAGTCACAGCTGCAGAATTTGCGCCGACAGATGCCGTTCGCGATGTCCCGTGCATTGACCAGCGTTGCGCGAGAGATTGCAGCGGCGCAAAAGACCGCGCTGAGGCGTCGTCTGGAAAGCCCCACGCCGTTTACAGTTAACTCGGTCGGTGCAGCTGGAGCCAGTAAAAACAACCTTAAAGCGAAGGTTTTCATCAGGGATATTGCCGCCGGTTACCTGGAGCCGTTCGAGTTCGGCGGTCAGCATAAGCTGAACGGTAGCGCGTTGCTTAACCCGAAGAACATCAGGCTCAATAAGTACGGCACCAGCCAGAACTGGTTGCTGGATCGCTTCTTTCCCAATGTGGTGACCTATGAAACAGAGGAAGTGGCCATTGATGTAGATGTTGGCCTGCGCCGTATGGCACCGTTTGTTTCGCCGCTGGTGGAGGGAAAACTGGTTGAACAGCGCAAATACCAGACCAATACCTTCAAACCGGCTTACATCAAAGATAAACGCGCCCCTGATCTGCGCAAACCCATTCGCCGCCAGATTGGTGAGCGTATTGGTGGTGAATTTACCGCCGCCGAACGTGAAATGTTGAACATTCAGTTTGAGATGGCTGACCAAATCGACATGATTAACCGTCGACTGGAATGGATGGCCGCGAGCGCTTTGACCAAAGGTAAGGTCACCGTAGCTGGCGAGGGCTATGAGACTAAAGTTGTTGATTTTGGCCGGTCGGCTGATTTAACAATTACGCTCAGTGGATCGGACAAATGGCCACTGAGCGTTGCCTCAGGTGCCAGCAACACCCAACCGTCTGATGATATTGAAACCTGGCAGACGTCATTCCTTAAAAATTCTGGTGCGGTACCCACTGACTTGGTTTTTACCAACAAGTCATGGCGTGCTTTTCGTCTTGATACCACGATCCAAGACAATGCCATTACGTTCCCGGCATTGAGTCCTTTTGGTAACCAGATTAATGCCGGTGCACAAATTCAAAAAGGCGCTGTTTATAAAGGTCGTTGGGGTAACTTTGATTTGTGGCTGTATAACGACTGGGCTATTGATCCGGTGACGGGTAAGGAAGAGCCACTTATCCCGGATGGTGCGGTCATTATGAGCTGCGCAGACCTGATGGGGACGCGTGCTTTCGGCGTTATTTTTGATCCAAAGTTTAATTATGGGCCTCTGGCATTTGCCCCGAAAACATGGGTAAAAGAAGACCCGGCACAACGTTTGCTGATGATGCAATCTGCTCCGCTGGTCATTCCGAGCCGGGTTAATGCCTCACTTTGCGCTACGGTGGCATGATATGGCTAAAAAAACTCAACAGCCAGATAACGAACTGGGCGGCTTGCCGCCTGAATTACAGGTAGATGATCAGACTGCTGCTGAAATTTCGCCTGATTATGATCAGGGGGGCGATAATTTTACCGACACCGACACCGACACCGATGGTGATGGTGATGGTGATGGTGATGAAACAGGTAATAATCTGGACGGCGAAACGGCGGGGGTTGCCGTAGTAGTTACCAAAGGCAACACGGTACGTCATGATGGTCAGGGTTATGTCGAAAGCCGAACGTTTACGCTTTCAGCAGAAGACGCACAACGGTTGATTAGGTTGAGTGTTGTGGCTGATGTTAAACAACTTCGCAAGCTGGCATTGACGCGTGCGACGCCAATAGTATCTGTACAATCGGGGGATTGATGGGCATCAATTGGGATCAACATCTTCTTGCACCGCTGCATAACGTTTTTGGCGATCCGGTTGAGTACCGTCCGGCCAGCGGGGAAGTGTATACCGTGAGCGGAATTTTTGATCGCGCTTACACGCAGGATGTGGAACCACTCGATGATGGGAGCACGATTAATACCACTTCACCTGTACTCGGTGTGCGTGACAGTCAATTCAAAAAGCAGCCGAGAAAAGGTGACCGGGTGTTTATTGGGGTGGTGGGTGGCGTACCGGTTAACACATTATTTACTGTGTCTGATACGCAACCAGATAGTCACGGTGGCACAAAACTCATTCTGAACAGGGTGAAAACATGAATGCAGAGGGAATACGTACATTAGTTATCGGTGCACTGCTGACTAAAACTGATGCGCAAGATCGGGTTTATTCCCCGCGTGACTGGCCAACATCAGAGGACATTTACCCCGTTATCCTTGTTCAAACGCCGATTGACGTAAAAAACTCGCTGGGCCGCAACGTTCCACAGTTTACTACCGTTACCACGGTTCGCATCACGGGACGATTGCAGGAATTGGACGAAGAAAACGCCGATAATGGTGCAATTAAGGCCGAATCTGCACTGGAACGTTTGCGAGAACAGATAGAACGAGCAGTGATTAACAGTTATGACCTCACCCGCCAGATTCAGCAATTTTTGCAGGTCCGTTCAACCATCGACATTAGTGCCGCTGGTGAGGGGCATACAGCACAATTACTGATGGAACTGGATATCGAATATTACCAGGGGCCTGAAGAGTTTTATGAAATTGACGCCTTTCCGCTTGAGGGAATGGACGTCACGATCTCCATGCCGGATGGCACCCCTGAACCACTCGTAAAAATCGATCTGGAGTAACCCTATGTTTGTGAAACCCGTACCGGGGCGCATTGTGCGCGATCCGGTCAAGGGCACGCCGTTGCCTGCATCCGGGGAAAATGTCCCCGACAGTGCGTTCTGGCATCGCCGCCTTAAGGATGGCGATGTGGTGCAGGCGAAGGAAGAGCAGCCCGCGCCGAAAGCCAGTCCGCGCGCTGCTGATAAAACTGCCGGAGGTGAATAATGGTTGCCTTTACCCGCGTTCCCGATCAGCTGCGCACCCCGCTGTTTTTCGTCGAGTTTGACAACTCACGCGCCAACACCGCCAGCGCCTTGCAGCGCACCCTGATCATAGGCCAGCAGCTTGACAGCGCCAGCGCCGCCGCAGGTATTCCGCAGAGGGTGTCATCTGACCGGGTATCTGCGGTAAGGGCAGCATGCTGCACGGCATGATGACCGCGTATCTGGCGAATGATACGGCGGCGGAAATCTGGATCCTGCCGCTGGAGGATGCGCAAAACGGCATGGTCGCCGCCAGCGGCAGTCTGAAAATAGCGACCGCTGCCAGCGAGACCGGCGTGATATCTCTCTATATTGCCGGGCAGCGCATCCAGGTCACGGTGGTTGCCACTGACACTCCGGCTGCGATTGTCGGTGCGCTGGTGGCAGCGGTGAATGGCAGGGCTGCCCTGCCGGTAATGGCACAGGTCGATGCCAAAGAGGCCGACACTGTCACCCTGACCGCCAAAAACAAAGGCGCACACGGTAACGGCATTGATCTGCGCATGAACTATCAGGGACGGGCCGGAGGAGGACTGACGCCGGAGGGTTTGACGTTCACTGTGACGCCAATGGCGGGCGGGGCGGGCGCACCGGATATGAATGCGGCGCTGGCTAATCTGCAGGATCGCACCTTTGATTTTATCGTTAACCCGTACACCGATACCACATCGCTCGATGTACTCAAGGCGTTTCTGTCCGACTCAGCCGGGCGCTGGGCATAGGATAAACAGCTGTATGGTCATGCATTCAGCGCTATTACCGGTACTTACAGCCTGCTGGGCACCATCGGGGAAGCGCGCAATAATCAGCATGAGACGCTGCTGGGCGTGAAGAAATCGCCCAGTCCGGCATGGCAATGGGCCGCTGCCGTCACCGGGGCCATCGCTCCCAGTCTGCGTAACACCCCTGGCCGGCCAACGCAGACGTTGACGGTTGCCGGCGTGCTGGCCCCGGCGCTGGAAGATCGTTTTGACCTGACCGAGCGCAATAACCTGCTGTACAGCGGCATTTCAACCGTTACCGTGGCAGATGACGGCACGGTGCAGGTGGAAAACATCATCACCACCTATCAGAAAAACAGCTACGGCGATGCCGATGACAGCTATCTGCAGGTGGAAACCCTGTTCCAGCTGATGTTTGTTACGCGCTATCGTCGAATCCACCATGACGGCTCTTGACCTGTCCCAGCGCTGCATTGACTGGGAGATGAACCGTCGCTACGGGCGCTCCCGGCAACTCAACGTGACGCTGGACAGCTGGCGCGACAGCGCCGGGCGGCTGTGGGAACCCAACACGCTGATTTCCATCACCCTGCCGGTATTCGGGCTGCATGATGAGGACTGGCTGCTGTCCGAGGTGTCATATCTGCGTAATGACCAGGGCACCCATGCCCAGCTGACGCTGATGCCGCCTGCCGCGTTTGCCGTACAACCCTATGCGTTTTATCAGCAGATACAGGAGCTGAACCAGTGAATTCTCTCAATGACAGCGTCCGCCGCCTGACCACCCGCGTGGCCGGCCTGCTGGGGCTGGGGCGTATTACGGGGCATAGCGATAAAGGTGTGGTGCAGAAGGTCCAGTACCAGACTCCTCTGGAAGCGGCCACGGCCACACGCATGACCGAGTTTGGCTTCACGTCCGGCCTGCCCGTCGGCAGTGACGTGATACTTGGATTTCTCGGCGGCGACCGCTCAAATCCGGTGGTGATCGCCAGCAATCATCAGGGCTACCGCCTGGCGGAGCTGAACCCCGGAGAATCGGCGCTGTATAACCAGTGGGGGATTTTCATCCGGCTGAACGAGGATGGGATCGTGATCGACGCAAAAGGACAGGATATTACCGTAAACGGCGCGCGCAAACTGACGGCAACGGCAACGGAGTCGGTCAGGCTGGTGACGCCTGCACTGTTCGTCACCGGGGATATTATCGATAACTGTGACAGTAATACCGTCACGCTCAGAACGCTGCGCGACAGCTATAACCGGCACCATCATCAGGTACAAGGCGTACAGGGCGGCGGCAGTCGCGTCACCAGCGACACAACCGGGGAGCAGGCATCGTGAATGATATCAACAGCAGCTGGAACGTAACGGGGATGAACGCGGACTGGGCCATTGCTCCCGGTATGCTGCGCAGCGGCGACGAGTTGCAGACCGCTGTTCTCATCAGCCTTTTTACCGACCGTCTGGCGCGCGCGGACGACAGCTACGAGGGCGATCGGCGCGGCTGGTGGGGTGACAGCGGCAGAACTGACCCGATGGGCTCCCGGCTGTGGCTGCTGGACAGGGAGGTACTGAGTCGGGATGTGGCGCTGCGTGCGGAAGAGTATGCACTGGAATCGCTGAGCTGGCTGCGCGATGAAAACATCGTCAGCGATCTCGGAGCCAGCGCCCACATTGTCTGGCCGTCGCAGCTTAACCTGATGATCACGTACCAGCAGCCGGGGATGTCACGCCCGGTATCGATGAAATTTTACTGGCTGTGGGAGCAGATCCGCCATGCCGTATAAACGTCCGACACTGACCGAACTGCGTCAGCAGAACCGGCTTTATTTGCAGACCGAACTGGCCGGAACCGGCACCATTCTGAACAACAGCAACCTGGCAGTACTCGCCGATGCCGATGCCGGCAATGGCGCATCTGCATACCGGCTACCTGGATTATATCGCGCAGCAGACCACGCCCTTTACCGCCACCGTATGAATGGCTGGCCGGTTGGGGCGCGCTGA